GTAGGGGCAAACACACCAAATATGCAGCAACAAGTGCCAATAAACCTAAAAAAAGGTATAGAGGACAAGGAAGATAGTTATTTAATATTATCTCTTCTATCCCATTTAGTTCCCTTATATAATAAATCTTCTAACTCTTGGGTTAGGGATTTATGTTGAGGGAATTTTTTTATGATTTCCTCTAAAAGAATATCTGTGTATTCTTGACGTACGCAATTAATTGTTTTCATAAGACCTCGGAAGTCTAATATTTAAAAATTATTTAGCGCAAATAGTAGTCGTCAAAAAAGTACCCTGAAAACAGGGTACTTTACGACAAAACCTGATTAGATTTCCGAGGTCTTTACCCAAATTTTGTCCAAACATTATATAATATTATATATAAAAGTTCCATAACCTTGCTATTATAAATAGAACCTTTTTAGTTTAATATTTTTTACATTCAAACCCACATAAATAACTTATATTTACTAAGTATTCATGCCTGTTGAAAGGATTAGTAAGGGATTTAAGGACATTAGCATGTCTTTTGAGGTAAATCCTATCACTACTGACCTAATTGGTGTCAAAAATGACACTGCAATTGCACGTTCGATTAGAAATTTAGTATTTACTACTCCTGGAGAAAGATTTTTCAATCCAGATTTAGGGTCAGGAGTCAGCGAATTGCTTTTCGATAACATCGATGACATTTCTGCTGCTGTGATTAGAGATGAAATTGAAGAAACCATCATTAAATATGAACCTAGAGTCAGATTACAGGATGTAAAAGTGAAAGCTGACTATGATAACAATGAATTTAATGTAACTATCTCTTATGACATCATAGGAATTGAAGCTCTTCCTCAACAATTAAACTTTGCACTACAGCCTACAAGATAAATGGCACTAGTAAACTTTACAGATCTTGATTTCGATCAGATAAAGACCTCACTTACTGATTATTTGAGGGAAAATTCTGATTTTACTGATTATGATTTTGAAGGATCTAATCTTTCTAACATAATTGATGTATTAGCATACAATACTTACATCTCCTCATACAATGCTAACATGATTAGCAATGAGGTTTTCATAGATAGTGCTACTTTAAGAGAAAATGTAGTAGCATTAGCAAGAAATATTGGATATACACCAAGATCTAGGACTTGTGCAAAGGCAATAATCTCATTTTTTATAGATACAACTGGATTTACCACTAAACCTGTTACCGTAACACTTAGAAAAGGTATTGTAGCTACTTCTGCATCAGTATTTGGGTCAGAAAGTTACTCTTTTTCTATTCCAAGTGATATTACAGTACCTGTAATTGATGGAATTGCTACTTTTAACAATGTTACAATCTATGAAGGCACATTTTTAACCTCAAATTTCACTGTTTCTGCAGAAAATCCTGCTCCGCCATCAAGATACACCTTAGATAATGCAAATATTGATACTTCTACCCTTGAAGTAACTGTAAGAGAGACTGAATCTAGTACTTCTTCTAAAAAATATGTATTTTCTGATACTTTAATAGAAGTTACCTCCTCTTCTAGGGTATATTTTGTTCAAGAAGTTGAAGATCAGAGATATGAGATCATTTTTGGTGATGGAGTCTTTGGAGAAGCATTAAAAGCACTGAATTATATTGAAGTTTCCTATATTACTAGTGCTGGAGAAGATGCAAATGGAGTTTCTTCCTTTAATTTTAATGGAAGAATTGTAGATAACAATAATAACCTTATAAGTACAGGAATTTCAATACTTTCTACAGTAAATGAGTCTGTAGGAGGCAAAAGTATTGAATCTGTTGACTCAATTAAGCGTTTTGCACCTAAAATTTACTCTACATTTAATAGAGCTGTTACAGCAGGTGATTATGAGGCATTAATTCCTAAAATTTACCCAGAAACTGAATCAGTATCAGCTTTTGGAGGTGAAGAATTGACTCCTCCTCAATATGGAAAGGTTTTTATCACTATAAAACCATTTTATGGTCCTTATGTGCCAGATTCTATAAAAAATAACCTCAATACTATGTTGAGGAAGTATTCTGTCGCTGGAATTGTTACTGAAATACAAGATCTTAAATATTTGTTTATTGAAGTAGATGTTAATGCCTATTATAACCCAAGTTTAGCTTCAAATGCTGATGCAGTCAAAACTATAGTGGTAGATAATATTAATAAGTATGCAGATTCAGCAGAAATGAATAAATATGGAGCAAGATTTAAATATAGTAAATTTCAAGGAATTATTGACAATAGTAATCAATCAATAACATCTAATATCACTAAAGTTGAAATAAGAAGAGATATGCAACCCAGATTGGGTCAAAGAGTGGAATATGAACTTTGTTTTGGTAATCCATTCTATATAAAAAATAATAATGGTTATAATATTAAATCATCAGGATTTAATGTATTTGGAATAGCAGATACTGTCTATATGTCAGATAAACCTAATGCTAATCGTAGAACTGGAAAAATATTCTTATTTAAATTGCAATCTAAGTCTGGTCCAGTAATTGTAAGTAATAATGTAGGAACCATTGACTATCAGAAGGGTGAAATTATGTTAGATGCTATTAATGTTACAGGAACATCCAAAAAAGTACAAGATGTGCCAATAATTGAAGTTTCTGCTTGTCCTGAGTCAAATGATGTGATTGGATTACAGGATCTTTATTTGCAACTAGATAGTAGTAACAGTACTGTAGATATGGTGTCAGATGTTATTTCATCTGGGGCAAATACAGCAGGAAATCTTTATACAGCAACTTCAAGCTATATTAGTGGTGATATAGCTAGATTAACTGAAACTGAATCTTTAAATACTAATTTGACTCAATCTGATACCTACATTTTAGGAACTACTACTAATCCTTCTTCAAGCACATATTAAAAAATAATGCCAAAAAATACAAAAGTCAAAATTAGTTCAGTTGTTAAAAATCAACTGCCAGATTTTATAAGAGCAGATTTCCCTCTTGCTGGTGAATTTTTAACACAATATTATACTGCTTTAGAAGGTCAAGGATCAACATTAGATGTTTTACAAAATATTGACAAATATATTAAAGTTGATGAGTTAACAGATCTTATAGAATCTACAAATCTTTCAACTAATGTAGGAATCGCTGATAATACTATATCTGTAAAATCTACTACAGGATTTCCAGAATCATATGGATTACTTGAGATAGATTCTGAAATTATTACATATACTGGAATAACTACTAATTCTTTTACTGGATGTTCACGTGGATTTAGTGGAATCACATCATATAGAAGTCCAACTAAAACAGATGAGCTAGTTTTTAGTAATTCTGGTATTTCTACGCATTCTTCAGGTACAGTAGTTAATAATTTAAGTATTCGCTTTTTGCAGGAATTTTATAAGAAAGTAAAAAAACAAATTACTCCTGGATTTGAAGAAAGATCATTATCCGATGATATTGATAAAAGATTATTCCTTAAACAGTCAAAAGACTTTTATTCATCTAAAGGAACAGATAAATCATTTGAAATTTTGTTTAGAGCATTATATGGAGAAGATGTAAATGTTTTAAAACCAAGGGATTTTCTTTTTATTCCTTCAGAAAGTAATTATAAAATTTCTGAACAAATTGTAGTAGAACCTATTGAGGGAGATCCTGAGGATCTTGTTAATAGAAATTTATTTCAAGATTCTGATGGGATTTTTCCTAAAGCCACTGGAGCTATTAATGATGTAGAAAAAATTGTTAGAGATGGAAAGGAATATTTTAGAATAAGTTTAGATTATTCTCCATCTTCATCTAGAGTAACTGGTGCTTTTTCTATTCATCCAAATACTAAATTAGTAGATTCTGTTTCTGTTGGTTCTACTGTTTTATCTGTAGATTCTACTGTAGGATTTGGGACTACTGGAACTTTACTCGCTAATTTTATTGACGGAACTTCTTCTACTATAAATTACACTTCAAAGTCCTTAAATCAATTTTATGGATGTTCTGGAGTTAATAGAACTATTGAACCTACTCAAGATCTTTTATCTAGTTCATATGCTTATGGATATTCTGGTATTGGAACTGCAAATGTAGTTAAAGTTAGAGTAACAGGTGTTCTTTCAAAATTAGATTATAATTTTCAAGGGAATTATAATAGTGAAATAGGAGATCTTATTAAACCTAAAGGTCTTGGATCTAATGTTACTAATATAGTTAATAAGAGTTTATTTAATAATATTTCTATAACTTATGATGTTCAATCTATAGAACTTATTGATAAATCAAACTTTACTTATAAACTTACTCTTTTTGATAATCATATTTTTGTTATTGGTGATAGTGCCTTAATTAATGATGTATCATGTTCTATTATCTCTCTTATTAGTTCTAAAGAAGTTTTAATTAAAGGTGCTGGAGAATTATCCTCTAATGTTACTTATAAAATTAAAAGATTATTATCAAAGGCTAATTTAAGTAATTATCCTAGTGCTAATAATTTTACTACTAATATTCAAAACTCTTACACAGATCGTGTAAAAAATACTTATATCGCTTCTCCTTCTATTCCAAATTACTTTAATGATTCTTTAGATATTCGTGAAACCAATATTAAATTTTCTGGTAGTTTTACTAATAGTACTGAAATAACTATTCCTGAACATGGATTAATTACAGGAGAAAAAGTAACTTATGTGGGAGGTGAAGGTGATAATAAATTAGATATCGCTCAAGATGAATATTTTATTAAAAAGATTGATATTAATACTATAAAGCTTAGTAAAAGTAGTGCAAATATAGACAATGATATATTTGTATCTTTTAGTGGAACTGTAACTAACAATATATTTGAAATATCCAAGTTTTATCAAAAAAGCATAAAATCTCAAAAATTATTAAGAAAAATTCATTCTCCAATACCATCTAAATTTTCTCATCCAACAAGGACTGGAAAAACTGGTATATTAGTAAATGGGGTAGAAATTGTTAATTATAAATCTGATGATGTAGTCAATTATGGTCCAATAGAAGAAATTTCAGTAGTTGGTGAAGGTAAATTTTATGATATAGTAAATCCACCAATAGTTTCCATTACTGATGAAGTTGGAACTGGATGTTCTGCTTTTTGTGAAGTTAAGGGTTCTATAACAAGTATAGATGTTGAAGATGGTGGTTTTGATTATCTTACAGTCCCAACTATAAAGATAAGTGGAGGAAATGGAAAGGGATGTATAGCTACTCCAAATTTAGTCGCTAAAGATCATAATATAGAGTTTAATTCTATAGAAACTGCTGGATTAGTTAATCTTACAACTAATACTATAGGATTTTCAACTTTTCATAAGTTTAGAGATGGTGAGTTAGTTTCTTATAATACAGAGGGTCAAACAGCTATAGCTGGTTTAACCACCAATGCTTCATATTATTGTTGTGTTAAAAATGCTACTACAGTATCATTACATAAAAATTATAATGATGCTATAGCAGGAGTTTCTACTATAAGTCTTACTGCATATGGGGTAGGTATTCAAGAGTTGAAATGTCAATCCAAAAAGAGAATAATAAGTTCAGTTAGTGTTGGAAACTTTGGTTCTGGATATACTAATAGATTAACTTCTATCAATTCTTCTGGAATTAATACTGCAACAAATATAATTTCTATCAAAAATCATGGATATTCTGATGGTGAAATTATTAGATATGATACTAAAGGAACTGTTATTTCTGGATTAGCAACTCTAACAGATTATTATGTATCAAAAGTAGATGGCGATTCATTTAGATTATCTGCTGTGGGTGTTGGATCTACACCTGCTAATTTTTATTTAAGAAATAAAAAATATGTTAATTTAACAGATGGTGGCTCAGGATTTCATGAGTTTAACTATCCTCCCATCAAAGTAACAGTTGATGGTTCTATTGGAGTTTCAACTTTCTCTGGTCAAGATTTTAAAGCTAAATTAAGACCTGTAGGAAAAGGATCTATAAAATCAGTATATATTGTAGATGGTGGATCGGGATATGGATCAGAAGATATTATCAATTATAATAAACAACCTACTTTTGAATTAAAAGCTGGTAAGGATGCTCAATTGCTTCCAATAGTATCTGTGGAAGGAAAAATAACTGAAGTTATTGTTCTTAACTCTGGTACTGAATATAATTCAGCTCCTATATTATCTGCTTTTGGTGAAGGAACTGGATGTGTTCTTAATCCTATTTTAAAGTCAGGTTCTATAGATTCTGTTAAAGTTGTACATAGTGGTATTGGATATACTTCATCAAATACCAGTGTTTATGTAACACCAAATGGAAGGGAATGTGATTTATACTCTCAACCAAAAACATGGGTAATTAATAGCTTTGAAAGATTATTGCAAAATAATCAAATTACTTCAGATGATGGAATAGTAACTAATGGTTTAAATTCTGATTATCAATTACAATATTCTCATTTATATTCACCTAGAAAGTTAAGACAATCTACTTATTCTAAAAAAACTGTAGGAGATAAAGAAGTTTTTGTTCCTGATTTATTATTAGAAAATGATATAGAACAAACTTCAGGAAATCATTCTCCTATTATTGGATGGGCTTACGATGGTTCTCCAATTTATGGACCTTATGGATATTCAACTAATTCTGGTGGTTCTATTAAAGTTGTAGAATCTGGATACTCAGTTTCTATATCTTCTTATAGACCAAATCCATTAACTTCGAATGGAGAAAAGATATATCCTGATGGATTTTTTGTTGAAGATTATGTTCATTTTACAGATAAAGATTTGGATGAACATAATGGTAGATTCTGTAAGACTCCAGAATATCCAAATGGTGTATACGCTTATTTCTCTACAATTAATCCAACTGTTAGGGATTCTGAAGGATCATTTAAAAATTATAGAAGACCTCAATTTCCATATTTTATAGGTAATTCTTATAAGTATGAACCTATTGGATATAATTTTGAAGGATTGTCAAATCAAGATCATATAGATCTTAATAATACAAATTTGGTTAGAAATACTGATTCTTATAATTTTCTTTTCAATAAAACAAAATATGATTTCTTAATAGATCCTAGTAATATTAATGAACAAAAAACTTTTGTTACTGATATTTCTTCTGGATCTATATCAAATATAGGAGTTTCTACTGGAGGATATGATTATAGAATTGGGGATTATGTAGTATTTGATAATGAAGGATCTAGTGGATATGGAGCACATGCTACTGTAGGATCTATTCAAGGAAAAACTATCAACCAAATTAATGTCGCTAATACATTATTTGAAAATGTTGAATTTATTCCAGATCAAAATACTTCTAGGTTTGTAGGTTATACTACTTCTCCTCACAATTTATATCAAAATGAATATCTAGTAATTAGTGGTTTAAATACCAATGGATTGAATAATAATTATATTCAACCAGTAGGAATAAAAACTGAGCAATTTAAATTGCTTGGAGAAGTAGCAGGAGTATCTACTACAGGTATAGTAACGTTCTTTAATATAATGGGCAATTTAGACCCAAGTTTTATTAAAGAAAATGATATACTTGGTATAGGAACTGAAAAGATAAAGGTATTAAATGTAGATGAAGATAGTTCTAGAATTAGAGTTATTAGAGGATATGATTCTACAGTAGGATCTTCTCATACATTATATTCTTTTCTTAGTCAAGAACCAAGAAGATTGTATTTTTCTCCTCCAAATCCAAAAGATAAATCTGATTATGTACTTAATAGAGAATTATATTTTAATCCTAAGGAATCTGTAGCTTTAGGAAATATTTCTGGAGTTGGAATAGGATCTACTCTATTTTTCTCTAATCCAGGAGCAGGTATTAGTGAAATCTTTATTCCTACTAAATCAATTTATTATAAAAATCATGGATTAAAGTCTGGGGATACATTAACCTATAGAACTAATGAAGGGACTGCTCTAGGGGTTTCTACTGATGGTACAATGGAGTTTACTCTGTCTAATGAACAGACACTATATGCAGCTCCTTTATCAAAAGATTTAATTGGTATCGCTACTGCTAGAGTAGGAGTTGGTTCTACTGGATCTTTTGTAGGTATTAATAGCACAACAAACATTAGTACTTTATTCTTCACTGGTATTGGAACTGGATTATATCATAGTTTCAAAACTAATTATTCTAATGTTTTAACTGGACAACTTAAAAGATCTTTAGTAACAGTATCTACATCTTCTACTCATGGTCTTAAAGCAGTTGATGTAATATCATTAGCAGTAAATCCAGGCATAACAACTACTATAAAGGTCGCTTATAATGATTATAATAGGAGACTAGTTATTAATCCTAGAAGTTACTCAGAATCTGATATTGACACTTCTAATAATACTATTACAATCTCTAAACATGGTTATGTAAATGGTCAAAAAGTTGTATCTACTGCAACTACTTCTCCTGGAGGATTGACTGATAATGGAATATATTATGTTTATGTTGTAGATGAAGATAAAATTAAATTATGTAATGAATTTTATGAGGCTATAAATCTTACTCCACATGTTATAGACATTACTAGTTCTTATGCTGGTGTGATTTCACCTATTAATCCTAGAATTCCTTTAGAAAGAGATCAGCAAGTAGATTTTGATCTTTCAGATTCTTCATTATCATTTATCAATAATGAAGTTTCTTATAGTGCATTTGATTTTAATTTATATTCTGATATAGATCTTAATAATTTATTCTTTACTTCAGGAACAACTGACGATTTTAATGTTACTAAAACAGGTAGAATTGGAATAGATGCTAATGCAGTTTTAACTATTAAAAATATTAAGCAAATTACAAAAGGTTTGTATTATAATTTATCGCCAATAAATGATGATTTGAATACTGATGTAAAAAAAGAAATTATTAGAGATACTAATAATATTTTAAATTCTAATAGTTTAGTTTTTACTACTAATCCATTAACTGGGCCTCATCAAATAGTTGGTGTTGGTAGCACTACATTTTTATTCTCAGCTCCAAAATCTCCAAATAAATTAGATTATTCTTCAACTGATGGAAATTTTGTTTATTCTTCAAGTTCAACAAAAGCTAAAGGACCTATATCTTCTCTTATTTTAAGATCTAAGGGAAAAAATTATAAAACTATTCCAGGTATTAGTACTGTTAGATCTTTTGAAGGAAGAGATGCTATTTTAAAACCACAAAGTAGTACTATAGGAAGAATAACTAATGTAGATATTCAAAATATAGGTTTTGATTATTCTGCAGATAATACTTTAAGACCTAAAGCTCAAATACCACATTTAATGAAAATAGATGCTCTTGCATCTATTAAAAGTATTGGTATTTCTTCTGTAGGAACAAACTATTTGAATTCTCCAGGATTGGTTGTTTTAGATGGATTAACTAATAAAGAAGTTTCTGAAATTGATTTAAATTATGAACTTGGTGATACCAATGTCACTATTCTAAAAAATAGTAAGTCTTTAAATGATATTACTCCAAAAATTATTCCAATTAGCAACTCTAATGGAATTAGTATTAATAATATTGATTATAATAGTGGAACTGGCGATGTAACAGTAACTATTGGAGCTAGTTTTAGTGATGCTGCTGATTATCCATTTGAGGTCGGTAAGAAGGTAATGATTGAAGGAGTAAGTGTTGGATTAGGAAGCACTGGTAGGGGTTATAATAGTGCAAATTATAATTATAAGTTATTTGAAATTCTAGCTACAGATCCTAATATTGGAGGAACACTTGGAACTGTAAGATATAGTTTATCAGACTCTCTTACTGTAAATGAAGTTCCTGGTGAATTTAAATCTGCTTCTTCATTTGGTAAGATTGTTCCTGAAGAATATTTCCCCATATTTGATGTTAAAATAGAACAAAATAAATTTGAGGTTGGAGAAACTCTAGTTTCAGGTAATAAAACAGCAGTTTTGCAATCTTGGAATAAATTGAATGATTATATTAAAGTTTCATCTTCTTTTGATTTTGAAGTAGGAGAAACTCTTTTTGGAGAGTCGTCAAAAACTAAAGCTATTATTAGTGATTATACATCATATAATACTTTATATGATATAGGTTCTTCTTCAATTGTTAATGAAGGTTGGAAAACAAATTCTGGATTTTTGAATAATAATCAACAAAGAATATTTGATAGCAATTATTATCAATATTTTTCATACTCTCTTCAATCTGAAGTTCAATATTCTAAATGGGATGAACCAGTATCAACTTTAAATCATACAGCTGGATTTAAAAAATTTAGCGATTTAATAGTTAGAAGTGAAACTGATGTTGGAGTATCTACTATTCAAGATGAAACTTCTTTTGATGTAATTACAGATTTAATTTCTATAATGGATTTAAATACTGTATTTGATTTTGATCTTGTTACTGAAAAAACATTAGAAATAGATTCATCTGTTATTTCTGATGAAATAGTTTTTGATAGTAGAATTTTGCAAGATTACACTGAGTCTATAGGTAATAGAGTATTGACTGTAGATGATATTAGTGGAGATTTTAATA